GCAGTTCTGACGCTATACAAGGCAATGCAGTATGACAAGTTACAGTCTGCAAAGCCGGGCATAACGAAGAAGGTTAGTGAAGCTCCGAAGGTAATTAAGTCGGGTGTTTCTCAGCCTCGTGATAGCCAGAGCGAGGAATTGCGTAAGTTAAAGGCGCGAGCAAAGCAATCCGGAAGGGTCGCTGATGCCGCAAGAGCATTTGAGAAATTTCTTTAGGAGTAACTAATCATGGCAACATTTACCGCACATACCGCTATTGGTCAGCGTGAAGACCTCACCGATATCATCTATGACATCTCGCCTACCGAGACACCATTTATGTCCTCGATTGGCAAGACCAAAGCAACTGCTGTTTACCACGAGTGGCAGACTGACTCGCTGGCTGCTGCAACCACTGCTAACGCTGCGATTGAAGGTGCTGATGCAACTTCGGCAACTCTGGCTCCTACCGTTCGTCTTGGTAACTACACCCAAATCGTGCAGAAGACTGTTCAGGTCTCCGGTACTCTGGACGTGGTGAACAAGGCAGGTCGTAAGTCTGAGAAAGCATATCAACTGGCTAAGGCTTCTGCTGAACTCAAGCGCGATCTTGAAACGATCCTGCTGGCTAATCAGGGCCGTTCTGCTGGTACTTCGACAACTGCTCGTAAGCTGGGTTCGCTGCTGTCTTGGATCAAGACTAATTCCGACAAAGCTTCTGACGGTTCTGATCCAGCAACCATCGGCGTTTCGACTCGTACTGACGGTACACAGCGTACCTTTACCGAGGCTCTGCTGAAGACTGTTGTTGCTGAGGTGTTCGAGTCGGGTGGTTCGCCTAAGATCCTGATGGTTGGTGCTGCTGGTAAGCAGAAGGTTTCGTCGTTTACTGGTATCGCTGCTCAGCGTTACATGGCTCCGTCGAACACTCCAACGACCATTATCGGCGCTGCTGACGTTTATATGTCTGACTTCGGCACGATGTCGGTTGTTCCTAACCGCTTCATGCGTACCCGTGATGCTCTGGTTCTGGATCCTGAGTACGCAGCACTGGCTTACCTGCGTCCATTCCAGACTAATGATCTGGCTAAGACTGGTGACAGCGAGAACACTCAGCTTCTGGCTGAAGTCACGCTGGAAGTTAAGAATGAAGCCGCTCATGGAATAATTGCGGATCTTGATTTCAGCCTCTGATTTGACGCGTGAGCTGATATAAAGTAGCAAATATCCCCTGCCTAACGGTGGGGGATACCTACAACTAAGGAATTTATGAGTAATCCGATACGGACTCAGACAGCATATGAAGACGGTGACGGTGGTATCGTTATCGAGACTAAACAGGATGTAAGCGAGATAGTAGAAGCCAATAAGCAGCAACTTTTCTACGATCAGCAGCGTACAGGTGGGCTCAATGAGTTGCACCACGTAGCCAGAATACCCTTCACAGTGATTGATGAACTGAATAAGACGGGTGTTATGAAGGGCTTTACGATTGTTGACGAAGTAGGGTTTGCTAGATGGCTGAACAATCCTGATAATGCTGCTTGGAAAACGTACCGGGGGACTGTATGAGAGTTGGTGTTTGCGTACCGTGTAGGGATGAGGTTCACACAGGTTTTGCTTTTGACTTTGCAAAGATGGCAGCACACGATGCTTCTGTTCGATGCAAGGACGGTAAAGGTGGACTAAGCCTTTACACAATGCCGGGAACCTTGATCTTTGACCAGCGCGAGAAGTTGGCAGAAGTAGCGATGAAAGAAGGCTGTGATGCTGTCCTGTTTATCGACAGTGACATGAGATTCCCGCCTGACATCATTAGCATTCTGTTAAGCCGTGAAGTGCCGATTGTTGGTGTAAATGCTACGACAAGACGCAAGCCGGTAACACCTACTGCTAAGTTGATGACGAAGTATATGGATGGCGATACCTTGGTGCATAAGTGGGAGAACATAGATTCCCGTGGCAAGCAAGGGATTGAGGAAGTGACAGCGGTTGGCTTTGGTGCTGTCATGATCCGCAAAGAGGTATTTGAGAAGACTGGTAGGCCGTGGTTTGACGCTGGTTGGGGTAGTAGTGGAGTATGTGGGGAAGACGTGTATTTCTGCGTTAAGGCCGGTTCTGAGGGCTTCCCAACGTATGTAGACCATGAGCTATCAATGCACATCCGGCACATTGGCACTTACGAGTATGGCTGGAAAGACTTTGAGCAATTAGAGGAATAACATGGCGTTTACTAGCTACTCGGAACTTAAGACTACGATAGCAAATTACCTTGCTCGTAGCGATCTAACGTCGGTTATTCCTAACTTTATTCGTTTAGCTGAGATCCGGTTACAGCGAGAGCTCAGAACCCGTCAGATGCTGGTGGTAGCAACAGCAACAACAACAGGCGGTGATTCAACTGTCGGATTGCCGACAGACTTCTTAGAGATGCGGGATATTCATGCGAATACTACGCCGGTCTCTACAATGCGTTACAAGGCTCCCAATAGCTTCTATGAGACCGCTAGAACGACTGAGAGCGGAAGACCTGTGGACTACACGGTGCTTGGCTCTGAGATGCAGCTAGCCCCTATTCCTGACACTGCATATACGCTCCAGATGCTGTATTACGGTAAGCCGACTGCATTGTCGGACAGTAATGCTTCTAACGTATTCCTTGCGAATTACCCTGATGCGCTGCTTTACGGTGCTTTGGCTGAGGCAGAGCCGTATCTAATGAACGATGCAAGGATTCAGACGTGGGCTGCTCTGTATGAACGTGCAATTACGTCAATCAATACATCTGACCAGTCTAGTGAGTACAGCGGTCAGCCTATGTCAATGTCTTATAACGTGAGGTAAATCTGTGAAACATTGCTCAAAATGCAATGTTAGTAAGCCTTATGAGATGTTTTCAAACTCAAGGGCTAATAAAGACGGTTTGCATCGTTGGTGCAAAGATTGCGCTAAAGTTGCAAAAAAAGAATGGTACGCTAAGAATGCTGAATCAGAACGTGCCAAAGCAATGAAATATCATTATGATAACTATGAAAAAAACAAAGAATATAAAATTAAAAAAGCTCACGAATGGCAGAGCAAAAACAAAGAAAGATATAGAGGAATAGCCAAAAAGTGTTACGAAAAAACAAAATATACAAAGTTTGCTTGGCAAGCATTAGCAAGGGCAGCAAAAAGAAATGCTGTTCCTAAATGGATAAATGAAACTTTAAAAGAACAGATACAAAGCTTTTACGTTGAGGCTAGGTTAAAAACTAAAGAAACTGGGACTAAATATGAGGTGGATCACATAGTTCCTTTAATGGGTAAAAACGTATGTGGTTTGCACGTTCCTTGGAATCTGAGAGTTATAACCCAGTTTGAAAACCGTAGTAAACAAAATAAATTTCAGGAGTAATCATGGCCGAAATGAGTAATTTTTTAGAGACAGCGCTGATTAACGCGACTCTGCGGAACACAAGCTACACAAGCCCAGCAACGGTCTATGTCGGTCTTTACACGAGTGATCCTACAGATGCTAATACTGGTACAGAAGTTTCAGGTGGTTCTTATGCTCGGACTGCTGCTAGCTTTGGCGCTCCTAGTAACGGCACTTCCCTTAATGATGCTGCTATTGAATTCCCGCAAGCCACTGGTTCATGGGGGACGGTAGCTTATATCGGAATTCTGGATGCTTCTACGAGCGGCAATCTGCTGTATCACACGGCTTTGGATGTGGCTAAGCCGATTGATACTGGCGATATTTTCAAGATTGCAATAGGTTCCTTGTCTGTAACTCTGTCGTAAGGGGTAAGTAATGTCTACTATCGTAACAAGGGCTGGTAAAGGTAGTGCGCTTACTCATAACGAGGTAGATGCCAACTTTACGAACCTTAATACAGACAAGATTCAATCTGGTGATACTGTTGCAAGCCTTACCGTAACGAGCATTAGCGGCACAACAGCGACTTACACTAACGCTATTATCAGTAGCGCAACGATTACTGGCGGCACGATTACGGGCATCACTGATCTGGCTGTGGCTGACGGTGGCACAGGTGCATCGGATGCATCTGGCGCTAGAACGAATCTTGGTCTTGGCACTATTGCCACACAGGCTTCTAGTAATGTAAGCATTACAGGCGGTGCTATTAATGGCACAACGGTCGGTGCTACAACACCTAGTACTGGATCATTTACTAGCCTAACCGACTCCGGCAACCTGACCTTCACCGGCACAGGCAATCGCATCACGGGTGACTTCAGCAACGCGACAATTGCTAACCGTGTGATGTTCCAGACAAGCACGACAAACGGAAATACGGTTCTGAGCGCACTGCCAAACGGCAGCAGTACTACTTCAGCGTTACGTCTATACGGAACTTCCGACACCGCGAATAACGCCAATTTCGTGATGTCAATATCTTCCACTACGGCTGCGTTGGAATCACAGGCTGTTGGCACCGGTACTTACCTCCCCATGACCTTCTACACCGGAGGCAGCGAGGCGATGCGGATTGATACCAGCGGTCGCGTAGGTATTGGCACATCGTCGCCAGTGACTAATTCATTGCAGGCTCTTCAGTTCAACAACGGAACCATAAACACAGCACTTACTGCAACAGCTTATGGTGTTGCTCCGTCTATTAATGTGCGGAATGCTGGTGGCACTGCCGCATCTCCTACGGCATCCTCGTCTAACCCGATTAATTTTGTCGGTTCCACAACCAGCGACGGAACGACATTTGTAAACACAGTTTCTGTTGTTGGAGGTATTGAGTCCACTCCGACAACAGGCAGTCATCCTACATTTTTGGCGTTCAATACCACGCCTTCTGGATCAACAAGTAGAACCGAACGTATGCGTATCGACTCCTCCGGCAACGTGGGGATTGGTGATACTACGCCGAGCTATAAATTAGACGTTACTGGCGATATTAACGTCACTGGAGACTTTAGACAGAACGGTACTGTATTTGCAGGATTGACTGGTGGTCAAACAGGTTCAGCTCCACTTTACGGTGCCAGAGCATGGGTCAACTTCAACGGCACAGGTACAGTTGCTATTCGTGCTAGTGGGAATGTGTCGAGCATTACGGATAACGGTACTGGAAGCTACACTGTAAATTTCTCATCAGCTCTTCCAGACGCAAACTACAGCACTTCTTGTATGGCTGGTCAGTATGGTGGCGGTGTCAGCGCAACTCTTGGTTACGATATTGATAGCAATACAAGAACAACCACCGCGTTCCGCTTTTACAGCGTGGTCACCAACACCCCAACGGTACTGGTGGATATGGCAAACATCACGCTTGCGTTCTTTCGCTAACTAACAAGGACAACCAATGAACCAACGGCTACACGATTTATTTGAATACGCAGACGGAAAACTATTCTGGCGCGTTAATCGTGGTTGCGTACACGCTGGAGACGAAGCAGGCACATTACAAAAAACAGGCGCAGCAAAAAATAGAATATACATAACAGTTGATGGAAAGAAATATCTTTTGCATAGGGTTATTTGGTTTTTGCACTACAACGAAGTGCCTGAGTTTTTAGACCATATTGATGGAAATCCATTAAATAACAAGATTGAAAATTTGCGACCAGCAACAAAAGCACAAAACGCAATGAACAGGAAAGTCAGGGCAAACAACTCAACGGGTTTCAAAGGGATATATTCGACAACATCAAAAAAGTTTGCCGCTACAATTTGCATAAACGGAGCCAGTAAATATTTAGGCACTTACGATACGCCAGAAATGGCCCATGCTGCTTATGTAAAAGCCTCAAAAGAAAACTTTAAGGAGTACGCAAGATGGAAATAAATAAGAGGGTGATTTACCCAACAGATGACGGCGGTGTCGCTGTCATTATCCCAGCCGCTGAGTGTGGCTTAACCATTTCCGAGATCGCCCAAAAAGATGTGCCTAGTGGTGGCGTACCCTATTGGATCGTTGATGTAGCAGACGTTCCATCAGATCGCCTGTTTAGGTCTGCTTGGGTTATTGATCAAACTGTTCCTCCATCGGGAGTTAGCCAGTGATTACCATAGACATTTCAAAAGCTAAAACTATTGGTCACGATATGCGTCGTGCTGCTCGTGCTGAAGAATTCAAGCCTTACGACGAAGCTATAGCCAAGCAGATACCTGGTCAAGCAGACGGTGCAGAGATTGCTCGTCAAGCTATCCGTGAGAAGTACGCAACAGTCCAAGCAGATATTGACGCAGCAGCAACACCTGACGAGATTAAAGCATCTTTAGGAATGTAATTGAGCCTTCAATACGTTGTCTATGATTACTGGGAATACGGCTATGCTGAAGGCGATGCGATTTTGGAGTTTGGAAGTGCATCGGTAACGGCAGAGGCTAGTGTTTCCGCATTTGGCTCAAGAGTACAGTTTTTCTCAGGAAGCATTAACGGTTTAGCAACAGTTAGCGCAGTTGGTACTAGGGTTCAATTTAGCAGTGCCGCCATTACTGGATTAGCAACATTAACTGCATCGGCTAGTCGTGTTCAGTTTGGTTCTGGTAGCGTTAATGGTGTAGCCACAGTCACAGCCCTTGGTGGAGTCATTTACGAGGGTTTTGCGGCGATTAATGGACTGGCTAGTGTATCTGCCTATCCTAATGCTACATGGGCTGGAAACGCCTCTATTCAAGCCGTAACGGTATGTTCTGCTACGGGTCAGATAATTGGTGAGGAATGGTCGGATGTTGTTCCTCAAACGGATACATGGACTGAACAGTCTGCGTCTAGTAACATTTGGACACCTGTTGCGCCTAGTTCTGGGACTTGGTTTAGCAATAGCCTTTTTGATCCTTACGTTGAGATTGATTATTGGGGAGATGGCTACACCGATGATCGTTACGATTACTGGATTAAGACAACAACAGTCAATGACATTTGGACGAGGCAGTAATGCAGAAAATCCTATTCGGTGAGTGGTTGCCAGATCAGCCGGGCGTTGCTGGTAACGTAACAGATGCTAAGAATTGTTATCCAGTAGCTAACGGATATGCGCCATTTCTTAGTGAGGCGAATTACTCTGATGATGCTGGTACTAATTTGCTTATTGTCTTTGCTGGCAAGGTAGGCGGAGTTAGCTCCTTGTTTGCTGCTAGTGCGACACAGATCTACAAGTTTGACAGTAGTGATGCAAGTTTGGATGCCCTAACGACTACGGGTTATTCGGCAGTAGAAGGCTGGGATGTAACTCAGTTTGGCCCTCAGATGATCTTGGCTAACGGTCAGGATAAGCTGCAAGCATGGACACTTAATTCATCGACTTCCTTTGGTGACTTAGATGCCTCCGCTCCCATTGCTAAGTTTGTAACAGTTGTCCGTGACTTTGTGGTTGCTGCTAATGACGGTACGGATACGAACAAGGTTTACTGGTCTGACATTAACGACGAGACAGACTGGACTCCCGGTGCTGCTTCTCAGTCTGACTTTCAGCTTATCCCTGACGGTGGTGATATTACTGGCTTGGCTGGTGGTGAGTACGGTCTGATATTCTTGGAACGTGCTATCTACCGGATGAGCTACTCTGGCTCTCCATTCTTCTTTCAGTTTGACGCTATCTCACGGTCTCTTGGCTGTATTTCTAACGGCTCAATTGCTCAATACGGTGGTCTGACTTACTTCCTCTCTGACGATGGATTTTATGTCTGCGATGGTCAATCTACTAAGTCTATTGGCGTAGAAAAGGTTAACCGTTGGTTCTTTGACAATGCTATTGCTAGTCAAATTCCTACTGGCATGAGTGCAACAGTTGACCCAGTTAATAAATTAGTAATCTGGAAGTTTAACAATACGTTCGGCGGTAATTTTTTGCTGATGTATTCCATTGACTTAGGTAAGTGGTCTTATGCTGAGACTACTGCAACGGCTGTTGCTTATGCTTTGACTCCATCGGCTACGCTTGAGCAAGTGGATAACTACAGCGCAAGCATTGATGCCTTGGATATTCCGCTGGATTCACGGGTATTTGCCGGTGGACAACTGCTGTTTGCGGGTGTTTCTGGTGAAAAGATCATCAGCTTCTCAGGTCAGCCTAAGACTGCGACTATATCAACGGGTGATATTGACGTTGGTAGGTCTGTTATTACGCTTGCCAAGCCTATTGTGGACAATGGCAGTGCAAATATTGCCGTTGCAAGCCGTGATTTGCTGACTGAGCAGGTGGAATTCGGTACGGCTATCCCTGCTGACGCTGAGAACCGAGTGTCTTTGCGTTCTAACGGGGATTATCATCGCTTAAGCCTGACTCCGACTGGCCCTAGCTGGAAAACAGCGGTAGGTCTTGAAATTGACTTCGTTAAGCAGGGTAATCGATGACTACAAAGAGCGTACAGTTTCGGACTTTACCGCCATTTGGGGCAGATCAACGGGAAGTCTCTGAGGTTGTCCGTGGAATCATGGATGGCAGGACGAATAACAGCGGTTACTTTACAAGTACAGTAAGTGCAACCACAACAACCCTAAATGATCCCAGAATAGGTTACGATTCGGCAATTATATTTACTCCGATGAATGATAAGGCGGCTCAAGAAATGTCAAAACTATGGGTTGGTACACGGTCTCAGGGATCGGCGGTCATAAACCATGCAAGCAATGCTCATGTATGTGAGTTTATGTACATTGTGGTGGGCTAATGGAATTTAGATTCATTGCGGTGGATCAATTACGTGACTGGTGGCCTAGTATTCGCCCCGGTTTGGATAAGATTAAGACACGTAGTCCGGAGAACTGGATACCGGAAGATGTGTACACAGATTGCTTTAACCAGAAGGCTATGCTTTGGGTAGTCTTAGAGAATAACCACTTTTCAGGCTTCTTTATTCTTCAACCACAAGGTAAGACGCTTCACGTTTGGGCTGCTTGGACGTTAGAAAATAATTATCAAATAGTTGAAAGTGGATTAAAATACATAAAAGATTTGGCAAGTCAAGGTGGTGCGAAATACTTGACATTCTCTAGCCATAGACAGGGCTGGCAACGCAGGGCGGCACAATTAGGCTTCCGTCCTAGACAATGGATTTGCGAGGTGTAATATGGGTGGCGGCGGCGGAACTCAAGAGAGTAAGACAACGACGGAACTAAGTCCGGACTTTAAGCCGTATGTGCAATATGCGCTAGGTCAAGCTAAGAGCATTTACGAGCAGCCTAGTGGTATCCCTGAGCAACTTTACGTTGACCCTTCCCAAGCAACTCAGTCTGCCCTCCAGATGGCTCAGGAACGGGCTATGGCTGGCTCTCCACTGGTTCAGGCTGCACAGCAAGAGCAACTTGCTACGATCCAAGGGCGAGGCGTTAATCCATTCCTAGAGGGTGCTTTGGCTGGCGTAAATCGTCAGGCTGGCGATGCTTACACAAGGAACATTCAGAATCTGCAATCACAGGCTTCCTCAATGGGCCGCTATGGTTCTGCTGCTCAAGGTCAACAGCAGATGAATGCTCAAGACGTATTTGCTCGGGCATTGGCTGAACAAGCTGGTCAACTGGCTTACGGTTCGGCTGAGGCAGAGAGAGCTAGACAGATGCAAGCGGTTGGTGCTGCTCCTCAGATGGCTGCTGCTGACTATGCTGACATTCAGAGACTGTTGCAGGTTGGTCAAGGTCGTGAGGCTTACGATCAGGCTCGGATTCAAGGTCAATTGGCTGCTGCTGACGTACCGTTTAACCGTCTGCAACGTGCTACTAATATCTTTTACGGCGCTCCGCTTGAGACTACGACAGAGCAAACGGCTACACCACAAGGAGGAAAATAATGGGTGATCCGGTAACTATGGCTATTGTTGGCGGCTCTATTGGAGCTATGTCCAACTCTAAAGATCCTCTTAAGGGTGCTTTGCTTGGGGCTGCTGGTGGATTTGGCGGTGCTACATTGATGGGTGCTGGTGGTTTAACCGCTGGCGCTGGTAGCGGATTAACTGGTGCAGGTGCTTCTAATGCGGCAAATACTATGTTTGCTAATGCAGGTGGCGTTAACTCTATTGCGGCTGGTCAGTCCACAAATTTGTTGGCTCCAAGTGCGATTGATTTCAGCAAAGGGATAGGTAGTTCAATTTACCAAGCTCCAATGCTAGGTGGTGGCCCGACTACTGGAATGGTTCCATCTTCATTAGCAACTCCTCCGGGATTTCTTGACCAAATTGGCAATTATGCACAACGTAATCCTAATTTAACTCAAATGGGTTTGCAGTCTGCACAACAAATGATGCAGCAGCCTCAAGCACAATTTGCACCTGCTGGACAGATTCAGCGTGGCGGTATTCAAGACGTACAGATTGCTAGTGCTTTACCCCAAGCACCTAGAATCTCACTTATTTAGGTGATCTATGGCAATTGAAGACTATCTCCCTAACGTATTCGGATCTGCTGCCCCTACTTATCTACAGGGGTTATTAGGCGCTGAGGAGACTCAAAAGCTGCAAGGCAGAGCTAACGTACAAGGCTTGCTTGGTGCTGGTCTGGCGCTTGCTCAGGGTATGTCACGCACTGGCCCTCGACGTTCTGCTGCTGAGAATATCTTAGGTGCATTGGCTGGTGGCTTTGGTGCTGCTGGTGGTGCTTACGATCAGGGCGTTAAGAATTACGTTACACAGCAACAGATTGCACAGACTCAACTTGCACAGCAGGACGCACTTCTTAAACGTCAACAGACGGTAGCGCAACAAGGCGCTATTGAGGAGTTGCTGAAGTCTCCTGAGATTGCTGGAGATCCTCTCAAGGTTGCTTACATTAGGGCGAATCCTAATGAGGCGCTGAAACTGTATTCAGAGTTGTTGCCATTGCAACGTGCTGGTCAAACAGCACCGGCTGTGCCACAAACTCAGCCAGCAGCAACTCAACCTGTAGCAACTCAACCTGCCCCTGTAATGGATGGACAAGAAAAGCCATTGCCTCCAGTTGCAGTTAATCCGGTCAATCCTATTAATGCTCGTTTAGCAGAAAAACAAAACATTGAAAATACAATACGTATTTATTCAGATCCTCAATTTGCCGGTAATGAGAGAGCAGGAAAAATTGTTGACCAAAGTCTAAAGCGGCTTGAGGCAATTAACAAAGAAATTACTAAAGTATCAGTTGCTGACTTAAGTGGTGATTTGCAGTCGTTTAGAAATTCAGCGCCTCCGCAATTCCAAGGTCAAATTGATAATTTAATTAATATTGCTGCCACTGGTGAGATTACTCCAGATCAATATGCTCAAAGAGTTCAGTCTATTCAAAAGGATATTAACGACTATAACGCAAAAGAACTTGAATATACCCGAGCGCAAAAAGACTTTACTAAAGAAGCCTATCGTATAGGTCAAAAAGTTGCCCCTAACGTTGATCCAAAAGATTACACTCCTGAAATACTTGCAAAAATTGATGCTGCAATGTTTGATAAGGACAAAGAGCTTCGTAAATTAAGCAGAAGTCTTATGCAAGTTAATGTCGGCGATAAAGTTTTGGCTGGAGAAAGAGCTAAGGCTCAATCAAGAGCCGAGGAATCTGCTATTAACGCACAAAATGCTGCATCTGATGTGGCGGCAATTGTAGACATTCTCAAGCCTTATCGTGGCGGCGCTTTGCAAGACTTTGCTGGTTCTATTGGTGCATATTTGCCCGGAACGCAGCTAGAACAATTGGCTACATCAAGACAAGCAGCAGAAGCAATTAGGGCAAAACTTGCTCCTACGCTTAGGGTTGAAGGTTCTGGCGCAACTTCTGATTTTGAAATTAAATCGTTCCTTTCTGCTATTCCTTCTTTGTTTAATACAACTGAGGGTCGTGAATTGATGGCTGTTTATGCTCAAAGATTAGCAGATCGTTCCGCAGCCGCAGCAGATATTAGAGCTAAATTGGTTGAAGAAAATAGATATAGCATTAAAAATTTCCAAGAAGAATTGCGCTTACAAGGACTTGATCGAGTATTTACTGCTCAAGATATTGCTCGACTCAGAGGTAAATCACAAGCTGGCCCAGAAAGCACTTTGCCGGTAGACGTTCAGAAAAAATACGGTCTTGACAAAAAGCCGTGATTTAATGGGGTAGATAATGGCGATAACTATTCAAGACTTAGAGCGAGCATTACTTGAAGCTGATAAGGCTGGTGATACTACATCTGCTAATCTTTTTGCCGCTGAGATAAAGAAAATACAAGAATCTCGCAAACCACAAGAGGGTGGCGTTATTACTGGCATGGGCAAAAGAGCGGCTCAAGCAGGAGAAGCGCTCTATGGTGCTGGATTAAGATTAACTGATATTTTTGGTATCACTGATCCCCAAACGTTGGCAGATTATGAATCTCGCATTCAAGAATCTAGATCAGTGTTGTCTCCAACCTATAGATCCACAGAACCTACTGGTGGGGCTGAAATTATTGGCTCTACAGCAACTGATATTCTTTCTTCTATTTTTGGTGGTGGTGTTCTTAAAGCTGCTGGGAAACTTCCTGTTGTTGGTGGGGCTGCTGAGGCTACAGGTGGCGCATTATTGCCAACTACAGTCCCGCAAGCTGCTGCTGGTGGTGCTTTATATGGGCTTACTGTTCCAAGTGCGTCAACATCAGAAATGTTGTCTAGATCTGGGCTTGGCGGCGTTACTGGCGGAGCGACACAATTTGGCTTACGTCAAGTTGGGTTAGCACCTCAATTACCTCCTAATCTTACAGAGCAGCAACAACAAGTTGCTCGTCGTGCTTTGGATGAAGGGTTTCAACTTGATCCTACCCAGATTACTGGATATGGAGCGGAACTTAAAGAGGGTATTAAAAGCAATCTTCCTTTTGCCAGAAAGGCTTTCACCCGCTTTGAAGAAGGCAATCAGGAAAAAACAAATAATATTGCAAGACAGCTACTTAAGTTGCCTGAAGGAACGCCCCTTACTAACGATAGCATCAGGGCTTCTTATACTAGCGCGTTGAATAAATACAAGTCATTGGAGAGAGTTCCTAGCCTTCAGGGTGATGCTAATTTTGTTCAAAGAATTAATAAGCAACTTAACGTATTAAATAAAGTCCCATCATCTCAAAGAACTGCCTCCGATAAACAAGCTATTAAAGTCTTAACTCAATATAAAGATTACGCTACTAATCCAATTAGCGGTAAAGAAGCATTTATTAGATCAAAAGCAATTGGTGATAATTTATTTTCTGCACAAAAAGCAGAGAAAAAATCATCTGCCGCTATTGATGCCTTTAAAGAACTTAAAGATGCTTTTGAGCAGTCTATTGAAAACTCGTTGGCTGCTCCCGGTAATATGATGAGAACTACCGGAGAAAAAACATTAAATGATTTTAGACAAGGAAGAAAACAGTTATCGGACTGGTATTTGATTAATGAAGCATTTAATCCTAATACTGGGAATATTAGTGCTGCTACTCTTTCTAGAGAGCTTTCAAAAAAGCCAACTTACGGTCGGACTAAAACGCCAGTAGAAACTGCTGCAATGCTGAGTGGCGGATTTCCAAAGGCGTTTCCATCTAGCGGAACGTCTGAAAGATTATCTTTTGGTAATATTGCTGATGTTGCTGGATTGCTTTCTTCTATTCCTGCCTTTGCTGCCACATCTGGCCCAGTAAGAAACATATTGGCACAAAGATACCTTGGCTCTCAGCCACAAGGCGTAATTGGAAATATTTATGGTGGTGTTTCTAGGGCTGGTGGCATTGTTCCAGAATCAGGTAGAGTTGGATTTGGTCGAGCTTTAATGGCAGCGGAACAGCAACAAATGCAGCAAGCATTAACGCCCACTTATGGATTGTTAGGGAACTAAATCATGGCAAAGAACAAGATTAGCGAGTTTAGCTCTACAGCGGCTAACAATACAGACATCGGCAACATCAACATAGCTGAGGGTTGCGCTCCGTCTGGTATTAACAATGCTATACGTGAGCTAATGGCGCAGCTTAAAGACCAGCAGACGGGTGCAGATGGCGATAACTTTACGGTAGGCGGCAACTTATCTGTTACTGGCACGACTACGCTGACAGGCACTACTGCTGCCCCTACTGTTAGCGCGTCGGATGACAGCACCAAGATTGCAACGACTGCATTTGTCAGAGACATTGTTCCTACTGGCGTAATTGTTATGTGGTCTGGTTCAGTCGCTACTATCCCTAGTGGTTGGCTGCTTTGCGATGGCACAAATAGCACTCCTGACTTGCGTAATCGTTTTATCGTTGGCGCTGGAAGTACATACTCAGTTGCTGGTACAGGAGGTTCTGCTGACGCCATTGTCGTAAGCCATACGCACACTGCCGACTCAACAACACTAACCGGGTCTGTGAATGGCACTACTAACGCAACGCGATTTAGTAGCCCCTCCGGGATATTTTCTGGGTCAAATTCCACAACAGCAGATGCTGGTTCTGCAAATACAACTGGGTTTCAAACACTTAACATTAACGCAACGCACACACATACAATTAACTCAGCAGGATCTAGCGGAACTAACGCTAATCTGCCTCCGTACTACGCCCTTGCCTATATCATGAAAAGCTAACCATGGAAAAGCTACCTTTAACTGATGACCAGATTGAAGCTATTGCGGAACGTGCTGCGGAAGTGGCTTTCAA